AGACAAAAAGCAAAGAAACTCTCGGACATTTTTTCAGATACACGCATTAGTTCTTTGTTGCTCGCAAGGGCTACAAATGACGAAATGAATTGGCAAGCAAAAGCCAATGCGTATGAGTGGGTAAATGGTATGCAAATACTTGACGGCTTAGGCGAACCTACTGAATACAATGATGACGGTACTGTAAAACTGCCAGATTTTCCTGTTTAACCTAAAATCCCCTGCTAAAAGCTATTGACTTTTGGCAGGGGTAGGGTCGACCCCTTAAAAAACTGAATAGACATTACGAGAGCCTAAAAAATTCACGGGAAGTTGGAGAAAAATGGATCAAGATAAGACATACACTGATGGATTAGTATATGCATATAAGCTAATGGAAAGATATACTAAGGTAGGTGTATATGTTATACCTGTTACTGGTATTATGAATAATATTCTTAATGAAATCCGATCTGAATCTAAATTAGATTTGTCAAACATTGAGATAGATCAACCTTTGTGGTATCGACCCCATAATTAATCTATTAGACATTACGAAGAGCATAAAAATTCGCGGGGATTTAACAAAAAACCCCTTGACATACTATCATATATATAGGGATAATATAAAGCATATGAAATCAGAGCATTTTAGATTAAAACCCCGCATTTTTACACAGTTTTCTATCATTTATGATAGTTTTATCTGTGTTTTCTATGCATTTTGTATGCATATTTTCACACATTTGTCAAGAGATATTTGGTATGGTATTACGATCAAGCTCTAAATTTGTGGGAATATTTGACATATAACCAGTTTGTGTGACATTACGATGGTTGTGGATAACTCACAATTACTCATACAGATCTAAATATTTTATCTATGTCTATATAATCTATTAGATGAATGTATATGTGTATAACTTGTGGATAACTTTAGCATAATCTGTGGATAACTATTGTATATATCTGTGGATAACTTGTGCAAAAGAGGACGGAAGATAAACCTTTACAATCAGCATATACTCTGATATAATTTGTTTATGACTATTGTTGAAAATGAGGAACAAATGGAAAAATTAGAAAAATTAAAGAAAGATCTATATAAGCTTCACTATAGAGTAGAACATATATATGATAAGCAGTCTTGTTGTCAATGTGGTCAGCAATATCCTTGTGCTACCGTCCGTTTGTTGGAGAAATATTAATGAATATTAAAGAATTTTTAGAGATTATGGGTAAGTCTATTCCTGGTATAGAAACAGAGATGGGTAGAGAATTAACTCCAGAGGAAACCCGCCAAATCATTAGAGGTGCTATTACTAAATGGAATCTAACTAATCCAGAAGATTGGTTAGTTGTACCTGCGGAGTTTACCGATGATCAAGTGTGATGTTTGTAGCAAGAAAATAGATATCTGGTTTCCAGATAAAGGTATAAATAAATGTGACAAATGCCACATTACAGGAGCAAAATAATGTTAGTTATAGATGTATTAGTTTTGTTATTTGTAGCAATTAATACAGTTTTTAATGTCAAAAAGTATTACGAGGACAAGAAAAAATGACGGTAATTGTAGGACTACTAGATAATGGTGTTGTCCATCTATGTGCCGATAGAGGTATATCAGATGACGATATCATTGTTTCTATGTCTGCTCCTAAAATCCGTCAAAATGGTGCATATATTATTGGCTATGCCGATTGTCCAGGAACTGGACAGTTATTGCATCATATGACACTACCTACTCCACCTAAAAGAAATACCGAAAAGTTTATGAAAACTACTTTTGTAACTGCGGTACGCAAAGCATTGGTAGATTCAGGTGTAGATTTAAAAGAAAATGCTCACGCTTCATTTTTAATTGGAGTGTCTTCAGAGCTTTATTTAATGGATACTTCAGATTGGCAAGTATTGCCTGTAGAGTATATGGCTATTGGTTCAGGTTCGGCTATTGCTATGGGATCATTGTATACCACCGCCGTTTGGAAGTCAGCCGAAAAGAGAGTTAAGACAGCAGTTTCTGCTGCCATAGAACTGTCTCCTGGCTGTAGAGGTCCATTAGATTATCTGGCGGTTTAGTTCTTTCTCGCCGAAAACGCCGTTATTTGCGTAGTTTAAGTAGGGCAGCTAGGTCTTTAACCTTAGTGCCACCATCGTATTTCCAAGCATATCCTTCAGCAATCATTTGCTCATTAAGGGATTTGGCATCTGTGCCAATGAATAACCAACCTAAGATTCTTCCATACTTTTCAGAACTATCTGGTTTTTCTGTTTGGATTACGATATGAGTAGCACCTTCAAGTTTGTGCTTTAGATAATCTTTTGCTTCTAGTCCGAGTTTCTTCTCTGCTAGATCTTTTGTTCTTGATTCTGGGGTGTCGATTCCTGCGAGTCTAACTCTTGACGTAAATGAGATATCAAATCCAAGATCAATCTCCACATCAATGGTGTCTCCGTCAACAACTTCCAAAACCTTCTTTACTGTATATTCGTACATACTTAAGTATAGCACAGAGATGCTTTAAAAGCCCCACAGAGCAATTCTGAGAGGCTTTAAGCTATTTATGGGGTACATTATATACCCTATTTTTACATTACATTTAACTAATTAGTTATTTAAACTTTGCAAGGAATGTTCCTGTTTGTGGAAATAGATTATATTCAACAATGTGAGAAAATGATTCTAAAACATCTTCCGAATGCCAATCTTCTTCAACGTGTACTTCGTATGGATTTCCATTAATTGCATCTTGATGCCAATGTACGATTGGAATAGAAATAATTGCATATTCAGCTTCTTTTGCAACCCTGTCCCAAAGTTCTAATGCTTCTGTTTTAGACATATGTTCAATTACATCTCCAAAAATAACAAGGTCTGCTTTAAAGGAATCAAGATTGCGTACATCTATGTTTATTACCTCATCATATTTATTTGTTAAATCGAATTGATCAATATATGGTTGCCAAGCCTCAATAGCTATAATATGTGCTTCTGGAGAAGCCCTGCGGGTGATTTCTCCATAAATACCAGCACCAGCACCTACATCTATAACAGTCTTTGGCTTTAATCTATTAATTATTTCTTCTGCATATGGTTTATTTGTTGGATCAGATACTCCCATTTAAATTTATCCTCGTTTCTATATCTTGCATTGTTGTTGGTATGTCCGAAAGTTCTACATATTTATTTGCATCTGGCTTAAGGGTATAAGTATTAAATCTATTAGTATTTTCATTAAATACAAAATAATCTACTGGTTCATCAAAACCTTGTTCTTTAACATATTCTAATGCTTTTTTAGCACCATTTCTATTTACAATATAACAGGCAAGTGACCAGTCTTGATAAGATTTACAAACATTATCTGAACCAATATCGTAGCTATCATTATATATGTGATATTGATTTGAATGTACAAATGGACTAAAAAAATCCCAATCTTCTGGTAGTTCTTTTATATAATTATAGATATTACTTGCACTATTTGGAAAAACAATACAATCATCTTCAAATAACATAACGCAATCATAATTGGAATCTAATAAAGATTTCCAAGCATTATAATTACTTGCCCAAACACCAACCCACCCAACTTTCATTGTAACTGTGGATTTAAAATATTTATTATTATTTAAAAAATCTATATAGTTTTTTTCACTATCTATAAAGTTTATAGTACCTGAATTAAGATGTGGAATATCTTGTGAAACATATTTATGTATAAGGTCTGTATATATATTTCTTTGTTCACTAGAGTTTTCTATATGAAATACTTCATAGGACATTTTTACATTATTCATCTATTGTTTCCTGTTCTATACCTAGTTCAGAATATAAGATAAACTCATCATTCATTACAAGTTCATCATAAAGCAAGCCTTCATAAAAAAACTTAACTCTAGATGTATATGCTCCAAAGTTGACAAGTTCAGCAGTTACCTGCTCTTCAATCATCCAAACTAGTCTATTAAACATTACCTATAACCTCTTGGTGGATCACCTTGAATACCATCAAAATGAAACTCATCAAAACCTAGAGCATTTGCAATCTTTCTTAGTTCGTGTAAATATTCCATAACACTAACCTTTTGTCCATCACTCATAGCCATAACCTCATTTTCATATGTTCTTACTGCAAGATAAGATGGAAACTCCACAAAATCAACAGTCATTTTTGCATATGGTTTTTTAACAGTTTTTAAAGCTGCCAAAAGTTCTGGGGTAAATCTAGTCACTTACTGCTCCTAATATTTCTTTCCACACATCCATAGTTTTATGTGCGTTTTTAAGTTGATTAATTTCTCCATCAATTAAGTATACACCACCCCATACACCCCATTCAGCATTTGTGGTACCGTGATTAAAACAATCTTTGATTACAGGGCATTGAAGGCATACATTAGTATCTACTACTTTGGCAAGATCAGGGTCTTCTTCATATTTGTCAAAGAACATCTCTACATCCATAGATCTACATTTGCCTTTGACTACCCATTCATCCTCTAGCATATTTCTTGGGAACCTTCCAGCCTTGCTCTGTTAGAGCAAATACATTCTTGTATCCCCATTTGCCATTATGAAATGCACCCTGCGGTGAGTAGTAAGCATCAGAGGCTGGTTTAAACTCAACAATGTTCCAACCTTCCCAGAATAGGGACTTATTAGTATCTACGATTTTATTAGCGTAGATTTCATTTGTAATAAACATTACTATCTTTCTGTTTAAAGGAAAACCCTTATGGCTTTCTCGTTAATATATTATACCTTTAGACTAATTAAATGTCAAGGATTTATGACCAAGGACCAATAGAAACATTATTATTTGATGTGCTATTATCTTGTCCTATATATCTAATTAAACAATAATTAGAAGGATAGAGTGTATGAGCAGTACTTCCACTAGTTAAATTAGCATTATAAGAATGTTTAATTGTAAATGTTGAACCACCTGAAGGAACAATAAGTATTCCCTGAAAAATTGACCAAAATGCACCAGAAGTAATTGTTTTTGTTAATGTTATTATTGAAGATGCATCAACTATTTCTGTTCCACTTCCAGCCCAAACAGAAGAAGTATCATTGTAAGATGTAATTGGAGGAGATGATACAAAACCAGAATTACCAGTTCCTTGAAAAGTTGTTCCAGATGCAGCACCATCAAGTTTGAAACAAAGAGCTGCTGAACCACTACCATTATTTCTTCCTTCTCTTAATTGTAATCTAAAGTCATACATTCCTTGCTTTAAGGTTATTGTAGATTTTGGAAAAGCTGGCTGCGCTGTTGATTCAGACAAAGGAGTAAGAAGAGTACCTATACCACTTGTATAATATGCTGGATATGTAGTTGCTGGAAGGCTGTTCCATAAAGAACCATTATTTGGTCCTGATCCTGGAACACCTATTTTTGTTATTCCAGTATCTGTCTCTAAACCTATTTCACCAGGAACTAATTCTGGATTAACATTTTTCCAATTTATTGCAGTATCTTTTCTTACTTGAATTTGTTGATTTCTACCCATTTACTCCACCGTATCCGTATATTTTTTTATTAATCTTACAGTTTCTTTAAAAAATCTGCGAGCATAATATTTATGACCAGCATCAGTTAAGTGGTTGAATACTCCTGTTGGAGTGCTAGTACTTGACTGCATAAAAATTGTATTATTTCCAGTACCACTTGAAACAGTTCCTGTACCATAAACCCAATGTTCTCCTGTAACAATTTGATCAATATATCCAATAACATTAGAAGCTAAAAGTGCTGCATTTGTAACGGCAGTATCATTATCTAAACGAGTCTGCTCAGGGGAACCGCTTGTTGATTGAGGTCCAGCAACAATAAGTTTTGTATTTGGAAGATTAGTTTTTAAGTTATTGTATAACGCAGTAGCTAATGCCTGATGACCTAATACCCCATTACCAGTAAGTGATGAATCATCATTTAAAGAACCAAAAACCATAATTAAATCTGGACCATTTCCACCATTAATAGATTTAATAGCATTAATTCTATTTGTTCCATTAAAAATTTCTGATCCAGTATTAATACCATCTGCATAGTATCCTGTCCCAGCCTGACCACAAGAAAAAATTTCAGCATTCAACATTTCTCCAAGCTGCCATACATAATTTACTTCTGAAGCAGGGAGAGCAGTAGTCCAACCACTTCCACTTATAGCAGAAGTTATTGGGGACCAAGAATATCCTTCTGTCCAGCTATCTCCAAGAATTGCAATCTTAAAAGTTTTTTGTTCTGCTGGCGAAATTGAATCATTTGGTCCTACATTTATTCCACCAAACAAAATTTTATTTTGAACAAATATTCTAATTCTGCGAAAGCCAACGCTTGCAAATGCCATCTTATAAAACATTCTTCCAGTCAAAGATGTGGGTTGAATTGCATATTGTATAGTTGGGGCACCATCAACTAATGACCAAATTTTTCCTGCGGATGCCATATATAAAACTAACTCTAAAGTTTGTCCATAATGATCAAACTCTATCCAGTAACCATTTCCAAATAAATAAGGATCAGCAGGTGTTCCACCAGCAACAGTATTCTGATAATATGTATAACCACTACCTGTTGGTGCTTCTTTTGCGTATGGAACGCATCCTCGTAAAGTTAAAGATGTAGAATTATATGCAAATGATTTAGTTAATGATGAATCTGTTGTAGCATTAATAGAAATAGTGGGTGGAGATGCCATAACTGCAGGAACTGCTGGAATTGAATTAATAGCAGTTAATTCAGATAACGCTTTAAGCTTTGCAGATACTACACTAAGGTCTCTCCATTCTGTATCATAATTATCTCCAGATTTTTTAACTAAAACTTTTCCAACAGTACCACCTGATGGTACACCTACACCATCATTTCCTTTAGTACCCTGGACAAGATATTTCCAAGCACCTGTACCACCGTTAGCAGTAGCGTCCCAATATTTTAAAGCACTCATGCAGATCCTCCATCAATTAGTGTAACATATGTTACATCATTTGGATCTACCCAGATCATTGATGTACTTGGTGCTGTAGCAGAAGTAACTATCATTCCAGGAATAGTTGATGTACTATCAAATGTTTTATTTCTTAAAGTTTGTGCTCCATCAATAGTCGCAATATCTCCACTAGATGTTCCACCAACAGTTCTATCAAGTATTTTAGTTGCAGACAATACTGGTACATTGTTAATTTTAAATACTTTACCTGTTGGCAAATTAAAGTTTTCAGATGATGTCCAGTTAGAGTTTGCACTATCCCATATGATTGTTTTATCTGTTGTACCTTTAAGGGTAATACCGCCACCATTTGCTGTTGCATTTGTTGGAACATCTACGGCACCAAGTTCAATATTTTTATCATCAACATTTAAAGTTGTTGAATTAATAGCGGTTGTTGTTCCAGATACAAACAAAGTTCCAGTAACAGTCAAATCATTAGCTTGTGCTGTTCCAGTAAAAATTGGAGAAGCCAAAGTTTTATTGCTTAGTGTTTGAATTAAGTTATCTCCTACAAAAACAGTATGGAACTGACTTGTAGATCCTGTAATAGCAAATGTTGAAGCAGCAGGAGCAGGAAGATAAAAAGTAAAATCTTGAACTGGATCTTGTGGAGTTATTGTTGATTCATACGCATCATCTGAACCACCTTCAAAAATTAATGATGCTGGCAATCCAGATTTACTAGGCAATAAAATATCTCCAGTAGGTAAAGTTAAATTAATTGCATTTAATTGAGCTTGAATATTATTAGTAGCCCCATAAAGTGCAAGTATATTGGTTGGAGTTATTGTACCAATACTTGTTTCGGCTGTAAGGTTTACTGCTGTTGCACCAGTCGCTGTAATTGTTCCAGTAAATGTTGGACTATATTTAGGTGCAAGAGTTGAATATGAAACAGCAGCACCAGCAGATGTTTCAACATCTATATTAATTACTAATGGGTCTGTAGATGCCATATTATAGTGTCGCCTGACTTTCTACGGTTATTATTCCGTATACAATAGTTTTAAGATATGTTTTAGAATTATTAACATACTGATATTGAATATCGTAATTGTATGTAGTTCCTGGTTTTAATAAAGCAGAAGATGTTGGATCAAGATAAGCATCAACATATGAGGTACTTGGAATTAATGTAAATGTTCCATTATTAGTTCCAATAAATCCATTTCCACCTGTACCGCTAGTATTAGTTGTAGTTCCAGTAAATGGAAGCGTAAAGGTATTTGATGTAACTGCACTAATTGTAGCAGTTAGATTATGAGTAGCTGCTATAGACGATGTAATAGTTATAGATTGACCAACTTGAAGAGAGTGTGTTGTTCCTGATGTATAAGTGATAGGTTGATTTGTTCCAGAAGCTTGAGATGAAGTAAGATTAGTTAATGGAATAAGAAGCTTACCAGCAAATTGTCCACCTGTACCATAAAGTGATGTGGTGGTGGTTGTTCCAGTTACCGTAAATGTTGTTGATGTAAGTAAGGTAATTTTTGCTGTTAAATTATGAGAATTAACTGAAGATGATGTTATCGTAACATAGTCTCCAACCTGAAGTAGATGTGTCGTTGGTGATGTATAAACAATAGTAGTTGAGCCAGAAGCTTGATAAGATGAAAGACTAGTTAATGCTGTTGATGAATCTCTAATATCACCTTTCCAACCTGGTCCACCATTTACTGCAGGAATCAACCAAGGCGTAACATTATCAGCATATGTTAAATTAAATCTAAGATTTAGTGAGTCACCGTCATAAACGGTTAAATTAACCTCTGCGGGGACAAAAGAAACTTCAGTAGCCATACTTAGATTATACCTTAATATTTATAATAAGATGACCTTACTTTATTATTTTCAGCCTTATCCATAAGGGTATCAAAAAATCTGCCATCATCTTTACTATTGAAAGAAATAACGTGGTCAAAGTCGTATTCTAAGAATTTTTCTAGAGCATCCGACCTTTTGATAGTATAAAACCTAGTTTTAATTTTCTTTTGTTTAAAGAAACCTTCTGTACGATTAACAAACTCAGCAGTAAAGTTATTGATCTTGTGTGGTCCTGCTGTATATACTTCAATACGTGGGTCGGCAGGAGTAATATTATCCTCAATAGCCACCACTAATCCACGCATAAATGTTGCATAATCTTGAAACTTATCAGTTCCATATACTAAAATTTTCATAAAAATGTCTTTTCTCTAGATTAATATTATATCAAATTATTATGATTTGGTCAAGTGTTTTACATTGTGTGCAATATTTAGAGTTAAATTTTATTATGTAGTCCAGTTTCCTAGCTTGATAACTTCACCAGTTCCAAGGTTATAAACATTAAGATAACTTCCAGCCCTAAAAAGAGGTGCAGCACCTAAAGCACCAGTAGTACCACAAGCAAGTGCCAACCTATGTGTTCCAGCAACATCAGCAGTTTGTATAATTCCAGAAATTTGCCAATGAAAATTTGTAGATGCATTTGTGGTACCGTTAGAGTTTGTAGTTGTATTTGCTGCTGTAATGTTGATGTTACCAAAAACTCCAGTATTATACCTTGTCACTATTTGGAAAGAAATTAGTTGTGGAGTTAATGTTGTTGTCCCTGTTGAATAATAATTTATACGAGCAGAAGGAAGTGTAGTAGTTCCATCTTTAACCATTTGAACATAACCATCAAAAATGTAAGTGGTATTTCTATCAAGATTTATAAACTGAGCATTTGTTCTTGAAGCATCAAAAAACACTTCCTCGGGGGTTCCTGACGAAGATGATTTTGTTTTATCTTGAGTGAGAATAATTTTTCCAACAAGCGGGGAACCATAAGAATGACCAGTACCACCAAAACCAGCGGATAAAGATGTATTTGATTGCAATAAACCAGCAGAAGTATTAGTTATAACACCAGCAGTAGTCATAGTTGAATTAGTAAAATCTGTTGCAGTTACTGTTGTAAATTTTCCAGTACCTGCTGTTGTTGCACCAATATTAAAATTATTAATTGTTCCAGCAGTGTTATTTGATGTTATTGTAAAACCACCAGCAGAAGCTATTGAAATAGCATTTGCACCAGTTCCAGATGTAGATATATTTATTGATCCGCCTTGACCAGTAGTTCCAGATGAACTTGCAGTTAAATAAATATTTCCACCCTGTGCAATATTACTACCAGATGATGTACCACTTGTAGTAAGACTTATGTTCCCAGATGTTGATGATTGAGCACTTCCAGTAGCATTTGCATTAGAACTAATTAAAATATTTCCGCCAGTAGAATTATTTCCTTGAGAAGAAGTAACAGTAAGTGGAGATGTTGAAGAGGAGGTAGAAGCACTTAAAGCGGTCATACCAGATAAAGATGTTATTGTTCCAGTGCCTTGTGCAATAGTAATTGGAGTTGATCCAATATAAAATGTCTGACCTGTTGTTGTAAGCGTTCCACCAGTTGCTGGTAATGTAAATGTCAATGCATTAGTATTGTAATCTGTTGGTTTTAAGATTGAAGTTCCTGTTGCTGCAGACTTTAAAGTTATTTGTCCAGTAGTACCATTTAAACCTATGGCAAGAGATGTTGCAGATAAAACATCAACGCCATTAATTTTTAATGTTTTACCAGAAGCTAAATCAATATTTTCAGATGAGGTCCAAGATGAAGTAGAGTTAACCCAGTTAAATGTTTTATCGGTAGCACCTTTAAGGGTAATACCACCGCCATCTGCAGTAGTATTAGTTGGAGAAGCAACAGATCCAATCTCAATATTTTTATCATCAATAGATAGGGTTGTTGAATTGATAGTAGTTGTTGTGCCATTAACTGTTAAATCTCCAGATAGTGTTAATGATGTTCCAGATACTGCACCTGTAAATGTTGCACCAGCAAGTGGAGCATAGGAAGATGAATCAAGAGAGCCGTCACCCTTTACAAATTGAGAGGATGTTCCGCCTTGAGTAATAAACTTATCAGCATTGATGTATTGGAAGTAATCAATGGAGTTTGTAGTTCCACCAGTTTCTGATGAAGAAACTAATGTTGAGTTTGGCTTATCATATACACAGTTAAGAATTGAGTAAAAACCGTTTAGTACAACTGGGGCAACCCCAGTTAATGTTGAAGTTAAGAATTGGCTATTAGCTAATGTAATAATGCTTGAAGCAGAAGATGTAACAGCGTTAGTTACAGCAGCACCCACTACAGAATCTACAATGCTTAGGGTTCCAGCAGTTAATACTGGGGAAACAGTTATGGCACTTTTAATAATTACATTTGCACTAGCATTATTTACTGTTGTAAAATTTGGATTACCACCAAAAATTGCAACTATACCTGCACCAGTAATACTTGCAGCACCATAATCACATAGGCGAAGAACGGCATAGTCAGCATTGCTACTTTTTGTAAGAGTACCAGAAACTTCACAGTTAAGTATGTTTACATTTCCTTGACCAGCAGGTGTGGTAATAGTCAAGTTTGTCATTTTTATACCAGAAATAGTACATCCAGTATTTGTACTTATTGTTCCATAAACTACAATGTTTCCACCAATAAGCCCAGGACCAGTTATAGTTGTGTATGGAGTAGTTATTGATGGGTTTTCAGTGTAACCTCCTGGGTGAACAATAATTGTTTTACGGCTTGAAGTAACTAAAGTCAACGCTTTAGTAATAGAAGCGACTGGGTTTAATATGTCACCATTACCAGTTGTATCGTTTCCGTCTGTTTGGCTAACATGGATTTCATAGTCATAGCCAGTAAAAGTTGGTTGTACAGAAGCCCAAGCATCATTAGCATATACCTTTACGGTATCACTGGTGGTATTATAGTAAACGTCACCTTCAGAGGCAGTTCCTGGATCAGAAGATAAATTAACTAAATTAATTGGGACTTGAAACTTTTTATTAGGCATATCTACATTTTACCATAAATCTAGTAAGTATCTATTTATTCCATTGTCTAAAAGATCTTAAATAAACAATCATATATGCGGTAGCCATTACTATAAATCCATATTGTTTGGTAGATAATGCATAGGCAATCCATATACATTCATTAGCTGTTAACACCAGCCAGCCCCATATTGTTTTTTGACCAACTAGGAATATACCTGTTACTCCGATTACCGCCAATATCCAAGACCAATAAGTCATTAAAAGTTTCCGTAATCAACCTGTAGGCAGGTTAAACCAATAGAACGCCACATATCTACAACTCTTTGTCTATCATCAAGCACACAAACTACATCAAAGTTTGGTTTAATTAATTCATCATAGATCTCACGCTTAATAACACCATCGTTTCTGGTATCACCAGTTTTACGCATATATAGTTTCATAAAAGGTGGGCAATGTCTACGAAGCCATTCAAACGTATCGTCATAACAACTATCATCTCTAGCAGTAACAAAAATGATCTTATGTCCTGATTTCCATAAACTATTTACAACTTCAATTACATCTGGCTTTGGGATATCATTAAGAACCTTAGTATAATCATACGGTGTTCTATCAAGTCTTGTTGCTACTGTACCATCAATGTCTACAATTACAGCTTTTTGCATTTCTTTTATTCCTTCTCTTTTTTGAATCTAAATAATCTTCGGCTATCATTAAAAATAAACTTCCTGTTAGGAAAAATCCAGTTCCACATAAAAGCAATGTTATAAAGCCACCAAGAACATTATCCACACTACACATTTATTTTCTCCTTATGTGTTGTCCAATAATAATTACAACGCTCGCAACATACACTATCACGGTATGTGTGAAATGCTTCTTCATACTGTGGATAAAGTTCTGGTGCTTTTGCGTGTAGCCGACCACGATGGGTTATAACTACTTTGTCAAACTCATCTGTTGACATCCAGTCTGGAAGAATAGCAGATTCTTGATTAGGGAAATATTGATTATGAACACGCTCAATAACTTCCCAGTTATTTTCCCACTTATAGCCACGCTTTTCCATTTCATCACGGATAGCAGAAAGGTACATATATAGAACACCTTCCGAGCCTACGAACATTTTAACCGCAGGGTGGTTTCTCCAACCTGCCGACTCACCAGAAAGTGTCTGTAATATCTGACGACCTTCTAGTAATTGCTTAACTAATCTTTTAGTATCAAGAACACTTGCACATTCCGCAAATGTATATTCAGATAAAAATACCTGCATAACCGTCCTAAGTTTGTTGTGAGATTCTAGTATACCTAATTAATAGGAGAATGTCAAGAGAGTTTAAGGAATCGACCATTCCAAATATTGTCTGATTTGGCTGTCGGTTCTACGATATTTTCTTCTGGAATAATCCACATCTTACATACTGCTTCTGGTTCAATAACACCCTCTACAATCATACATTGATTGCCTGTATTTTCATTAAAGAAAATGCAGTTTTGACACATTAAACCTTGTGCTTTAAACGGATTTGCTGATCCTGGAGCATAGTGAGCACCATTAGCTTTTGATGATTGATCAAACATACCATATTCTAAAACTAATTCAAATACTGCTTCTGCTTGATCTTGTTGTCTATCATTAAGACTATCCCATTCATCTGCTTGATCTGATGATTGTGGCATATCTGGAACATCTGGCATATTTGGCATATTTGGCATATCTATAGTTGCTGCTTTTGCTGTCTTAGCTTCAGATGCATATAGTGCTCTTTGTTGTGCAATAGCACTTTTGCGGGATTTATGACAAGCAACGACTTCACCATTAGAGTCTTTAACTACTGCATATCCCGATCCACATTGTGGATCTTTTTTTACTGACCAAGGCATAGTATTATTATACTACTATTCTCCGAATAATGCTTTTTTCAATGCTGGTTTTGGTTTAGCCCCAATAACCTCTGCCGTCTTAGAACCATTAACATATACATAAATTGTTGGGATACTTGTAATATTAAATGCTTCCGCAAGTTCTTGATTTTCATCAACATTAATTTTAAATAACCTTGCACCAGTTTCCTCTGCAAGTTGTTCTAATACAGGTGTAACCATTTTACAAGGACCACACCATTCTGCCCAGAAATCTACAATAGTAGTTCCTTCTTTAACTTCTTCTATAAAGTCTGCAACTTTCATAACTTTCTCCTTTTTATAATATAGCGGTGACAGGAAGACCTTGTTATCTGCACGAGGCAAATGTCTCTGTGGACTGTAACTATCAACCATCACTAAGGACGACTTCCTGCCACCTAGAGCCTCGTATCCGACTTGAACGGATGACCCTCGCTTTACAAGAGCGATGCTCTACCACTGAGCTAACAAGGCTTAAAACTTAATATTTAATTTTAGCATATCATCTGCTAAATGTGAAGGGTTTTCTGTTTTAATTCCAACAGAAGCATAAGCATTTCTCATCTTTTCATTATTGTCAATAGCAACAGCAACTCTTCCAGATGCTTTTAAACGCTTACCTACTTCTTTTTTATACGCTGCTGTATCTGCGGTACTTCCAGGATTCATAATTAATCTATTATATTTAATATGTGCATTCTGTAATGCTTTTACCGTAGCTTTTCTTTGTGATTCTGGTCTACCAGTTACAAGAACAATAGAATAATTTTTTGCTCTTTCATTTATCCAATCAATCGTATGTTGAATTGGCTGAGTACCATTACGAAGTAAGGTATCATCTATATCACAAATAATAATAGCCATAAGACTATTCTACAGCAATATCTACTATACCTGCATCACGCAGGTAATTAAATGTAGCCATCAAATGTTCACGAGTATTACAAACGTGACATCCACAATACTGTTCTACATCAGTGAGATAGTATGGTAATTCTTCACCCTCAAAGTCAATGACTTCATAGCAACGATCCATATGCTCATCAACAGCATTTTGTAATGCGGTTGCTTGCTCTTGTGTTAAATCTATCTTATTCATTGTTATCCTCTACAATAGCAAGAATCTCTCGGTAAGAAAGAATAAGAACTTTTTCAGATCCGTCCTCTACTTCTTGACCTGCATATGGTACATACATTACAATATCGCCAACATTTACATTTAGTGGAACCTGTACGCCATTTTGTAAAGTAATACCATTTCCAACAGCAAGAACTTCTCCTTTTTCAACGGCACTATCATTACCACTTGTTAAGATAAGACCAGATGTAGTAACATTTTCTGATTCTTTCTTAGGTCTTACGACAAGTTTGTCTTCTAATGGTTTAATCATTTTAATCCTTTGTTTGTGTTTACATATATAATATCAAATATATTTGATATTGTCAATACTATTCTGCTACAGGTTTGATGACTGCACCGAGCATCCAATGCCAGCGTTGATGCATATCTTGACGCTCTGCAAAGAAGTTTGCCAAAGCATTTTGCTTTAGTGCTGTTGCAAGATCAAAACCAACTAATAATTTAGTTGTAACTGCATCATTTGCAACAAGAAGATCAGTAGCCATAGTTACTGGATCTGATGTTACATCTGTTTCTGGAAGGTCTGAATATGCCATAAAGCGAGATAGTTTATATGGAGCATACTCACCAAGTTTTCTTAGCCATTCAGCAAAGGTATCGATAGAGCTATCATAGTCTTGATAGATATCTTCAAAAAACTCGTGATATTGCGGGAAATCATCACCTTCTACATTCCAGTGATAACCGTGTGCTTTAAACTTAAGAGCAACCATATCTGATAGTGTTACTCTAAGTAACTGCAATAATTCTTCCATATTCATCTCCTTTAGATGTTATATAAATAGTATACCTTATAAGTAGTTAATTGTCTATTTTTTTGATTTTGGGGCATCTGGAATGGTTGCTTCTGAATCTACGCTATTAAATGCAGCATTGATTTCATCTTTGCTAAGTATGCCATCTTCAATGTATGCTCTGGCTAGTCTTTCTAGAACTGTTGCTACACCACCGATTCCTGCCATACCCGCTGCAATCCAAAAATTAACACCAACTATTGCACCAGCACCAATAACAGATAAGGCTGTAGCAATAAACACGGCTAACATTCTTTTTACTATGTCGAATATCATTCTTTTTCCTCCTTATTATTTTCTCTTAATCCCATCGAAAGAAGCCAAATCAATAGCGACCATACTATTGCATAGCCAACGACTGTTTTAGCACTTCCTTCAAGAACTACCCAAGCAATAAACATACCCAAAAGAGTAAATGTTTGATTTAATAGTTCACGAAACTTATCTACTATCCACTTCATTATTTAATCACCCTCCCTACCACGCTAGTTGTTGATAAGATTTGTGCAGCAATAACTGACGCAACAACAACTTTTTGAGATTGTTTTCTAACTTTTGGTGTCATATCTGCACCAATATTTGCAATAGCAGTCAGGGCTTTTCCTGGGTCTGTAAATATTGCAGATACTATTGCAGACGGACTATTAAAGATTTGAATAGCATCGGCAACTCTAGCAGTTAATACCACACCGTTAGGCAAACTAACTGGTGTTTCTGGTGGAAGATCTGCGTATGTTAATCCTAGTTCTGTTAGACTTTCTGTAGTTACCGCTTCTCCTGGAACTAAGTTGTCTAGTATTGACTGAACTTTTACATCTGTGGTATCATTTATAGATGGAATATTTTCAGGAGCTGCGCTATTGGATGGCAAAGGAGTCTCAGGTAAAGTCGGAGATTCCGATGGAGTTGGAGTTACTTCTGGAGACAAAACAGATGGCTCAGGACTTGCGATTGGAGTTACAATCGGTTCTGGAGTCTTTGAAAAGATTGGAGTAGGTGTAGGTGAAGTTATTAAAGAAGGTTCTGAAGGCGATGGGGACGGCGTTATTTGTGTTGTCTCTGATGGTGACGGTTCAAGTGTTGGCTCTGGGCTTGTTGTGGGTGTTGGCTGAATGGTTTGTGTCGGGCTGGGACTAGGTTCTACAAAGTTTGGTATAAATATATCTACTGGCTCTGATTGTCCAGAGTAAATACTTTGTGTATCATTATCTGATCTTATCTCAAATGTATAATTTTTATTTGATCCATCTGTTGATCTAATTGCGCTTAATGGTATGGATATTGAATTAGTAATTGAAGCCATACCCCAACCATTATCTGGGTCAGTAGACCAAAATATAGCATATCTTTCAACCTCTACACCACTATCTTCTGGTATATCCCAAGTTAAAGTTAAATAATCATTTTGAATGTAATAAAATAAGTTAGTTGGTTCATTCAAATAAGGTGTAACTTGTAGGTACGAATAGTGTACATAAACAACTAACCACTTATAAGTTCCACCACAAGGATCTCCAAAGATACTATTTGAGGCAGGTATCTCAACATAGTTTTTACCTAAAACATATTCTTCAACAATAGATTGTGACTCTTTTGAATGACACCAGCCTTCTTGTAATTTATCTGGTGTTCCATAACTGGCAAACTCTACATAATCAAAGTATGCATTATCTGGTGCTTGTAAAATTACTGTTGAATTTTCTGAAGCACTTGCAAAAACTATTTGTGAATCATCTGCAAAAGCTGGAGTTACTATAAAAAGGAAAGTAGTTATTACAAAAGGTATGATGCCTATAATGTTTAATAATTTCTTTCTATTCAATTTTCCTTTACTCCAAGTCGGTAGTTACCGACATTACTATTATATCATTAATTAGTTAAATAAAAAAGACGGACCAAAAGATCCGTCTATTTTATAGTTTTTTATTAGCTAGGTAATTTTTTCATAGTAAGAACTACATCGTTATACATTGAAGCCCAACCCAAAGGTTCTACTCCCCAGTTTTTCTTAAACCAAGTTAATGGAACTTCTCCAACAAAATCATTTTTTGGTGAATCTGTTCCAATGACATAACCTTTTTTATCTGAATGAATAACAACGTGCCCAAACTTTCCTGTGTGGAAAAAAATTGGAGCACCTACTGGAGCATTTTCAAAATCAGTATGTCTGTGTTCTGCTGGAATATGATTCCAAGCATCAAGAGCAGATGCATATTTTACTGGTAAGCCCCAAGCATTTTGACAAGTCTTGTGACACCAACCTTGAAATCCAGAAACACCTTCGTGCTTTCTCATATTTGCAACAGCCTGTACACCATTTAATTTACTTGTAGTCATATTAACTCCTAAAGATCAAAAAGGACTTTTGGATCTAAGTGACCATCCCAAGCCCAGTTTGCTGTTTTCTGTACTTCAAAGTGTAGGTGCTCACCAAAGACGTTTCCATCTTCTGGATGTCCTGCACGACCACCTGATTCACCAATATGCTGACCCTTTTCAACTTTGTCTCCAACTTTAACAAGAGCCTTCATCAAGTGAGCGTAGATAGCCCAATACTTTTTATTATTAATTGAAGATTCAACAATAACTGAGTGAGTACCAAAAGCTGCTCCCCAAGTACCGATTCCTACAACTTTTCCACCTACTGCTGCAAGTACATCTGTACCTGCTTTGCAAGGAAAATCAACTCCTTTGTGGATACCGTGTGACCAAGCGTCACCTTTCTTACCATAAGGTGTACCGATCTTACCACCCTTAATTGGCAATGCCATTTAACATCATTCCTTTTATAATTTATTTGGGTTAAACCCAATCTAATTATACATTATTTTGCTCCCCACTGTGGATTCGAACCACAATTCTTGGTGCCAAAAACCAATGTCCTGCCGTTAGACGAATGGGGATTAGTACCCCCAGTAGGGCTTGAACCTACGACCCACAGATTAAAAGTCTGTTGCTCTACCATCTGAGCTATAGAGGCTTGGCTCTCCCTCCAAGACTTGAACTTGGAACATTCAAATTAACAGTTTGACGCTCTGCCGATTGAGCTAAGGGAGATGGCGAGCAGTTTATTGTCTTGCTCAGGAACTTTTATTTAGTACCAGCCTTTGTGGTTCCAAGAGGACAATGCGGAACAAGGTGTTCCATAACGAGCCTTAATGTATTTCAATCCCCATTTTATTTGTGTTTGAGGATCGCTATACCAATTAGGACCTGCGCTTGCCATTTTATTTCCTGGAAGTGATTGTGGGATACCGTGAGCACCAGATGATCGGTTATGAGCATTTACTCTCCAACCGCTTTCTCTGTTCCACAATGTTACTAAACAATTATATTCATTACCACACCAGCCATATTTATTAGCCATATAGGTTTTAGCAAATCGCTTATTGTAAGCAGGTTTTGCATAAGGTAATCTTTGATAACTGCGTGATGCCGTTGAGACAACACACCGATTATGTCTTTCATTAGCGTTGGCTTGATTCTGGGCTATTGGTAGCGATACAAGTAAACTTGCAAGAAGCGCAATAGCGGGAATCAAAACCTTGGTTTTGAATCGCATACTTCTAGTCTATCACAAATAGACGGTAAAGTCAACGATTATCTACCAGAACCACGCTTTTTATATCCAGTTTTCTTTTTATTCATACTTCCTGGAGTATTATATCCACTTTTATTAGGTGTATTTTTAATTCTAATCTCAAGTGCTTCTTTAATCTTGTCTAAATGTTTTCCCATTACCTTCTATTTCCTTCCAAAAATCCATTGTTTCTTCTATTTTCATCATTGCATCTGTAAATGAAAGATCAGCAAGATCTTCATATTCCAAACCAAGTTTATTTGCAAGTTTTAAAACTTTATCTACTATCATTTATTTTCCTCAAACTTATTACATTCACATTTTGTACACAAGGCACGACCAAGAATGTGTTCCCATTCTTTGTGTTCACATATACAAAATAGTTCAGGCATTACTATTTCTTCTTTGCCCCAAATATAAAAAACTTTGCTAAACCAATAAAGAAGTTAAGAACAACTACTTCTATATATCCAAGAGCAGGTACTACTGGTAAAAATGAATGCACGATACCTGCTGTAATCATAAACACCCAAAATAAAAATAATGTTGCAATTAATGCTGGTACAAAATAGTTATTGTTTTTCATTATGCTTCCGTTCACTATATTTAAATCCAATAATAATTATTGAAAAACTAGCAACTTGACCAGAAATAAATCCTAAAATAAAATTAATCATTTAATACACTCACTGTAATTAGAAAGGCTTCTGCAAATGCCGCATTTTCTGTTGCAAGATCTTCAACGTGACCTACATTCAATGTTCTACGAGCAAGATATTCCTGTAATCCAAAAGTATATGCAGTAATAAAATCATCTACTGAAATAAACTTTTTATCTGTTTTTTGATATTCGTTAGTCATTTTTTCAAACTTCCATTCATTGTAACTCATTATTATCCTTTGTGGAGATGGGCGGATTTGCACCGCCGTCCTTTATATTTTCCATTATACAGTATATCAGCAGGTTTGTCTAGCATTTTTTCTTACTATTTATACGACTTTCTGTTCCTATCTAGTCGTCAGACGGCTTTAGTTTATGCAGCTAAAGCGAGAGCGTTTTGTGTTGCGCCATTTATTTTTATTTAGTTTTACAAGTACTGTCTTGTGCTGCTGTATAAAGTTCCATATAGAGTCGAAACTATACATCCCCTTATATTCCATTATAGCACCCCCAGAGAGATTCGAACTCCCGACCTGTAGGGTAGAAACCTATCGCTCTATCCACTGAGCTATGGGGGCTTAGTGAGGTATGTAGGACTTGAACCTACGACTGGCAGATTATGAGTCTGCTGCTCTGACCGACTGAGCTAATACCCCAAACAATTAATTGCTTGAAGAAGATCTCTCGTTGATATAACTTCTTTCATCAATAACTTCATATGCAAACTTTTCTAATGCCTTTTCATTTTTTGCATAGTCGTGTCCACAAAAATAAAGTTCTCCATTTACTCCCTTAACAAGCACAAACGCTTGAGAGCCACACTTATCGCAACGATCTGCAATCTTTAATTGACGTTGTTGCTCAGTAGTTTCCATTATAGTATTCATTATACTCCTATGGTAGTAGTTATAAAGATGACAGGGACAGGCTGTCGTGAGAGAAACCTATCCCTGCCAAGATTAATTAGTTTGCAGTTTTCTTTGTAGCAGTCTTTTTAACTGGCTTAACTTCTTCTGCTGGTGTCTCAGGGATTTCTGTTTCAACCTGTGGATCACCGAATACAGCAACTAGCACATCATAGGATTCTTCAATCCAATTACGAGCAGTATCTGTTTTTGCTTCAATGTCACCATTAAAGAGTGCTAGTGCGATTGCACCAGCCATATCATGCCGTGTAAAGATGGTACGGAGAACTGCTGGATACTCATTAGTAGTATCAAAACCTTCCTCAATATCGTCAAAACGGCGGAAGTACGATGTTGCTACATAAGCAACCTTGCTTTCAAATGTTGTATCTTTTGTCATATGTATATATTATCCTATTTCTAATCGATTGTCAATAGTTTTTAACTATTATTCTTCTATATCTTCTGGGAGATCCATCTTTTTCATAGATTGAATATGTGCCCATTTTTGCCTTGCAAAAGCAAAACCCGAATCGCCACCCCAAAGATCCCAAGCAACTCTGCCTGGACTTGGATAGCCTTTTTCTCCACCATTAAAACCTTCAGCTTTTTTATCAACTTCGTGGCGGGAGAAGAAAGAAAACATTCTAGCAATAGTAGAATCACTAAGCATCTCACCACTTACTATTTGATTTGCTCTAGCAAGACCAACTCCTGTGCCACCACGCTTGCCTTCTTTATGCCATTTTAATGCTCTTGCAGCAGCAGATTTCATACCTGATGTTGCTCTAAATCCTTTATCCATACCCATATTGTATCAGTATTTTCCTCTAATATAATTAATCATATTTTTCTGGTGACTAGTTAAACTATCTAAATTACAACTATATGTTTTTTCATTTGGAATAACTACCCAATCATTAATATCTTCTTTTACAGTCATATCTACCAAACCCATATTCCATAATTCAAATATAGTTTCATTTGTTTCTTTAATCTGATCTTCATAAAACTCAGGGAATTGGTTTCTAAACTTTGGGGTAGTTTGATATAGAGGTTCATCATTACCATCATATCCCATCTTGATAAGATAGCCATCTTCTACAAGTTTATTAATCATTTCTGTCATTTCTTCATCATCATTATTAAATATATCAAACATTAAACCATTCCCATACGACTAAAATAATCACCTAGGTCTTGTGTTGTTTCTGCTACTTTATGTCTATATGGTGCATCAATTACATTTTCACCGACATCTTTTTGTGCATCAACTTTAAAGTCACCAAAACTATGTATCTCTATTTCTCTATCACCCACATTTTTTGGGGTACCTGCAATAGCATTATATATAGAACCACATACAGCATCTGCAAGATCTTTAGAACCTTTTCTTGGGTGATCTACCTTATCACGAATCAAACGTAATTGCAATAGTTCTTCTGTAAGTAGATTGATTGATGGACCAAGTATTCTTTCTTCCGCTACAAGCATAGCCATATCTTCATAATGTTTTTTGGCAACAGAAAGTGTTTCTGTATTCATACCAAGAGCTTTAAGTTCATTCATAATATCTAGACTATTCCAACGGTCAAATGTGACTTTACGAATATTAAATCCTCTAGCCCTAAGTTCTAAAATATAATTTTTTACATCTTTAAACTCTACAGTTTTATCTTTAGTTGGTGTCCACCATCGAACAGCATCTACAACAACATATGGATTAACAACATCATAATCATTGAAGGTATTTACTTTTACCCATTTATCAACGTGTGCTAAGGATACTGCACAATGATCGTGTTTTTGTGCAAGGTCAACGTGGATAAAGTATTGTTTTTCTGGATTTGGTTGGAACCATTCTGCAAATCTACCCTCATCATTTACAGCAAGACTAGGACTTCTAAAACAAGCCTCAATCTTTTCTTTTGAACGAAAGAAAGCATCTACTGCATCTGGAGGCATACAAGCAAAACGAGATAGGGCATCAATAGGGTTAGTAAAAAAAGCAATCTTAAAGTCTTCAATCTTTCTTGTTGGGTTAATTTCCCAAGTTGGTCTACGAAGAGCAAAGACTTTAGGGAATTTATATGTTTCAATAATATCTTCTTCCCATTGTACGGTAAAGTAGTTATCTTGATTTTCATCTTCCATTTCTTCATCAAGTTTAAATGTATGTTCTCTAGTAAGGGTTTCTTTTGTTGCTACCACCGCATTATATCGTTGTTGTATGTAGTCATTACGGTAACGAGGGAAAGACAATAAAACAACTTTACCAAAGTCAGGAAATCGTGAATCTACAGATGCACGATACATATCGTATAGACCCTGAGCAGTTTTTGCTTGATCGTGACCTGATGTAGAGTCTGTAGCAAAACCAGAAATCTCATCAAGAATTACACAAAGTACGTTGTAACCCTCCCAAGACTCTCTCTCAGAGTGTCCTGAGTGGCAGGTAATACCTTTATCAAACTTAATTGCACCAGCGGTTGGTGTATATTTACCTAAAAACCAAGGGGACTTTTCAATTCTAGTTTTAAATCCTTTAAAGAAAACATTCTGTGCCTGTTGAGCATTGATAGCAATATTAAGAATATCAATAGAGTCGCCTGGAGGTTTGCCATAATATTTAGCTGGGTCTTTAAGGCAAAGCAAAAGATAAACCATATAGGTAACAGCGATGGTAGACATATAGTCTTTACCAGAACCTTTACCAAGCTGAAGGATTACTTCATTGCAAGTTTGTTTCCATCTTTTTTGACCCTCATCTTCACCATAAAGATTTAGCAAAGTTTGTTTTTTATAAATCTGACTCATAGCACGAATAGATTGGTACTGATAGTCAGATAGCGGTGGTAGTCCAAGATAGTCTTCAGATACGACAAACTCTTCTAGCATAACTGGTTTTTCATCAAACTCGTCACCGCCAAGAAGGTCTAATACATCTTCAAACATTAAATAGGTTCTGCCTTATCACTAATTTTAGATAGTCTTTCTGCTACTTGCATCTTACAATGATCACAATCAGAAACAACATCACGAATAACAGACATAATTACTTCTTGTCGTTCTTCTGATTCAATAATTCTTTCTGCCATTTCATTATTATCTAGCATACCTGCTTTTTGTAGCATATCTATTTGCTTCTGTTGTACATCTGCAATAAGTTTAAGTGCTGCCGTTTTTTGGTTTAATTGAGCAGATTGAGTTGCCTCTTCTACTACCGACCAAGCTTCTTTAATAAGCATAGAATAATGCTGATCAGCTCCTGTAAGAGCCTCTCTAGCACGAATCTGAACCTGCCTATCGCTCTTGATAACATAACGCCACTCCTCTAAATACTCAACAACATCTGCTCTTTTAAAACCAGTCGACCTAGCAATATCAGTAGGGTTTGTATTACCCTTTAAAAACTCGGAAGCAACAGTATTGATACGCTCCCAACGGTCAGCAAGTTCTAGTTCAGACATCTTTCTTTTTCCTTTTTCTCTTAGGTTTAATTATACCCTTTAATCGTTCTGGATAAAAGGAACGATATCCATCTGGACCAATAACATCAATCCATTCTGTCTTTGTTTTAGAATTGATTACATATTTTTCAAACTTATAGATACCACGTTCATATTTAATCTTAAGCGGTGTTCCTGGAAGAATAAGATCTTTTCCATGTTGATATTCATACCAAATAGTCCAGTTAGGATTATATTGGATTTCTACTTTTTTCTTAGCCATTTTAGCCACCTGTACTGTAAAATCCTGGACCATTAAATGTAATGGTAGGAGCGTTGAATGTTCTTTTCATTGGTTGTGAGCATTGCTCACATAAGACTTCATTGTCTCTTTCATCAATAGTTCTTTTTAGTTCTTGTGCTAATTCACAATCACCACAAGTATATTGATATGTTGGCATTAAATATCTTCCTTAAGTTGATTTTTAATTGCTATCTTTAATAAGATTAAGTATCCTAAGATATCATCTACTGCATCAACCATACCCTCGTTTTCAAAGGTCTGGTTATTCTTAATTCTATTTAGTTTATCATCAAGGCGGGCAGATAGTTGTTCTACCGCCGTACCCTTACTAAAAATAGATGCAGGATATAAAGCAGAGTTTCCATAAGATATGTTCTTCTGGATTAACATCTTAGTAACATAGATAGCTTCTGCAAGGATTTCTTTACCT